CGCCAAGATCATCGACCTGGTGAGCGAGGGCGAGGTTGTCGGCCTGGTCGATGGGCTGCGGTCGGTCTATCTGGACGGCACGCCGCTTCAGGGTCAGGACGGCGCCCTCAACTTTCAGAACGTGCGCGTGCAGACGCGCGCCGGTACGCAGGACCAGGATCCGCTCGTCGGCTTCCCGAGCGTCGAGAACGAGATCGCCGTCGGCGTCGAGCTGACCAGCGAAGCGCCGGTGGTCCGCACGGTCTCCAATAGCGAACTGACCGCGGTGCGCGTGCGCATTGGCGTGCCAGCCCTGTCCAAGACCGACACGAGCAACGGCGACATCAACGGGTATCGGATCGGGTATGCGATCGACGTCGCCACCGACGGCGGCGCCTTCACCACGGTGTTGACTGACTACATCGCCGGCAAAACCACGACGCTGTACGAGCGCAGCCGGCGCGTGGAGCTGCCGCAAGGCAGCCAATGGCAGGTTCGCATCCGCCGCCTGACGCCGAACCAGAACAGCGGCACCATCGCAGATCGCATCTACGTCCAGTCGCTGACCGAGATCATCGACGCCAAGCTGCGCTACCCGAACAGCGCGCTGGTGGCCGTAGAGGTGGACGCGAGCCAGTTCCAGGCCATCCCGACGCGCGCCTACTACGGCCGTTGGCGCATCGTGCAGGTGCCGAGCAACTACGATCCGGAGGCACGCACCTACAGCGGCATCTGGAATGGCACGTTCAAGTCGGCCTGGACGAACAACCCGGCGTGGGTGTTCTTCGACATGGTCACCAACGACCGCTTCGGCCTGGGCCACCGCATCCCGGCGGCTTATGTCGACCGCTGGAAGCTATATCAGATCGCCCAGTACTGCGACCAGATGGTCAGCGATGGCCTGGGCGGCCTCGAGCCGCGCTTCGTTTGCAACGTCTACCTGCAGACCCGCCAGGACGCCTTCAAGCTGCTGCAGGACCTGGCCTCGGTGTTCCGGGGGATCAGCTACTACGCCGTTGGCCAGGTCATCGCCTCGGCGGACTTGCCGGCCGACCCGGTCTACACCTACGCCCAGGCCAATGTCATCGACGGCCGGTTCACCTACTCGGGCAGTGGTCGCAAGACCCGGCACACGGTCGCGCTCGTATCCTGGAACGACCCGACCGACTTCGGCCGCGCCAAGGTCGAGCCTGTCGAGTACCGCCCGGGCATCGCACGCTATGGCATACAGCAGACCGAGGTCACCGCGTTCGGCTGCACCTCGCGCGCGCAGGCCCAGCGCATCGGCCTGCACATTCTGCTGACAGAGAACCTGGAGACCGAGACCGTACAGTTCAGTGTTGGCCTGGAGGGGACGGTCACCCAGCCGGGCGACATCATCCAGATCGCGGACCCGAACCGTGCCGGCCGCCGCAACGGCGGACGCATCAGCTCGGCGGGCGTGAACACCGTGGTGCTGGACAAGGTGCCGGACGAGCTGGCCGCCGGGGACACCATTCGGGTCCTGACGCCTGGCGGGCGCAGCGAGGCGCGCACCGTGTCGGCGGTCGACGGGCCCACGCGCACTGTGACCGTATCGGCGCCGTGGACGAGCGTGCCGCGCGCGCAGTCCGTCTGGGCGGTCGAGAACGCGAGCCTGGCGCTACAGACTTTCCGCGTGTTGTCGGTGACCGAGGGCGAGGGGATCACCTTCAACATCACTGCGCTGAAGCACGTGCCGGCCAAGTTCGCCGCGATCGACGACGGGACCAAGGTCGAGCTGCCGCCGGTCAGCATCATCCCGCCCAGCGTGCAGCCACCGCCGACCAACGTCACGCTGGCCAGCTTCAGCATGGTCGAGCAGGGCGTGGCGCGCCACACGCTGACGATCGCATGGGACGCCGCGGACAAGGCGATCAACTACGAGGTGGAGTGGCGCCGGGACGACATGGACTGGGTCAAGGCTGGCAAGGTGGCCACGACCAGCATCGACATCCCCGGGATTTATGCCGGGCAGTACCTGGCGCGTGTGCGGGCGATCAACGCGCTGGGCGCCATCTCGCTGCCGGCGATGAGCGCACTGACTCAGATAGATGGGAAGACCACGCCCCCGCCGGCGCTGACCTCTCTTGTGGCCGAGGGCATCATCTTCGGCATCAACCTGGCGTGGGCCTTCCCAAACGGCGCGACCGACACCCAGCGCACCGAGATCTGGTATGGCACCGCCGATTCGCTCGAGCTGGCCACCAAGCTCGGCGACTTCGCGTACCCGCAGCGTACCCATTCCATGCTCGGCCTGGCCGCGGGCGTCAGCTTCTTCTTCTGGGGCCGGCTCGTCGACCGCAGCGGAAACATCGGGCCGTGGTATCCCGTCGGCCATGGCGTGGTCGGGCAGAGCAGCGCCGACGCGACTGAGCTCCTCGACTACCTGGCAGGCCAGATCGGCAAGACCCAGCTGGCTCAGGGCCTGCTGACAGCGATCGAGGGGATCGCCCCAGACATGGCCGGCGACGCGCTGATGTTCGCCGGCGACGGCACCCGCTACGCCGGGGTGTGGTCTCAGCTCTACGCTCAGCAGGCCGGCGACATGGCCATGGCGGGGCGCGTCGACACCGTGCAGGCGAGCGTGACGGGCCTGTCCAACGAGGTAGGCGGGCTCGGCGGCCGCGTGAACACGGTGACGGCAAGCGTGCAGCAGGTCTCGCAGGCCGTAGTGGACCTTGACGGTCAGGTGAGCGCGACCTACACGGTGCGCGCTCAGATCGATGCCAACGGCCGCATCTACATGGCCGGCATGGGCGTTGGCGTCGAACAGCAGCAGGACGGAAGCTACCAGGGCCAGATCCTGATGCAGGCGGATCGCTATGCCCTGATCAACGTCCTGAATGGTGTGATCACGACTCCTTTCGTGATCCAGAATGGCCAGACGATCATCAATCAGGCGATCATCGGTGACGGCACGATCACCAACGCCAAGATCGGCGACGTCATCCAGTCGACCGCGCTCGGGGCTGGCAATCAGCCGCGCTGGCGCCTGGACAAGAACGGGACCCTGACCATGCGTGGGGTCAATGCGAATGGTGGATTCATGGAGCTCACCGATTCGGCGCTGCGCTTCTGGAACACGGCCGGGAACGTGGCTCTGGTTGAGCTAGGCGAGCTGCTGTAATGCCCATCGGCCTCCGGCAGCGGGACCCTAGCGGAAATATCCTGGTCGACATCACCACTCGACTCACGCGGGTGATGGGCACCGTCCAAATCGCCGCCGGCTCGAACGGATCGGTGGTCGTGCCCCAGAGCGGCAGCAACCCCATCTTCTACTACTTCTCCTCGCTCAGCTCATCGGAGGACGGATCGGCGAACCCTGTGATCACGATCAGCGGCGACACCATCAGCTGGAACTACCCGGGCCGCTACAACATGCCGGGCGTGCTGACCTACGGGAGATACTGAGTTGGCCATCGGGGCGCGCATCCGCAACGAGGGCGGGTCTCTCGTGCAGATCGATCCGTCTTATCGCAACCTGGCGCTGAAGGCGGCAGGTAGCGTGACGACGACGCAGCTCGGCACCTCTGGCGCTGCGGCCAACTGTGGCGTGGGAACGATCACCCTGGGCGGCTGCGACGCGCCCTTCATCGCTATCCGCTGCAGCGGGGCGTTCGTAGCACTCCGCAAGCGCACGCAGTCAGGGGCATCATTCACGTGGGAGCTGATCACCAGCTTACCGGTCGTGACCGTGCAGTATTGGATCTTCGACTTCACGGCCGTGGCGCAGATGGCTTTTGTCACGTCCAAGGGCTTGCGAATTCGCAATCCAGCGGACAACTCGGTCGTCTTCGACTCGCGCTACAAGTACCTCCGGGCTTTGGGGATGACAGATCCCACCAGCACGAGCACGCCTGTCACGCCAAGCGCCCGGACCTTCGCAGTCGGGCTGACCAATCCCTCGCAGTCCACGATCGTGGCCGGCGGTTCAACCACCCCTGGTTTCTGGTTCTACCAGATCCAGGCAGCCCTCTATGGCTTCCGTACCGACGCCGGCGCCGTGGCCGCGCAGCGCATTGTGACCCGGTCATTCACCACGGAGGGGCCGAACCCGCCGCCATATCCAACAGGCACTTACGGTCCGCTCACCAGCCAGGCGCTCATCGTCGATATCACCAACTACTGAGCACATTTCCTACCGCACCCGGGCCAGCAGTCCGATTGCGCCGGGACGCGCGCTTCGGCACTCTGACCTGGCCAGCA